CCATTCATGGGCAGTGGTAGCACAGGAAAAGCGGTTATGTTTGAGAATCGTGAACGAAACGCTAATTACAAATTTATTGGAATTGACCTTGAGGAAAAATATTGTCAAATAGCAATCGCAAGAATTGATTATGCATTAAATAAGTTTGAGTATGATTACATAAAGGAAAAACAAGAAGCGGAAGCAAGAGGACAAGCTAATATATTTGATTTTTTGGAGGGTTAATATGTTAGATAAACTTGAACGCTGGATTGAACTTTTATCACAAAATTGATTATGCATTAAATAAGTTTGAGTATGATTACATAAAGGATCTGGCAAAAATACAAAGCAACAAGTATTAGACGAAATGAAAATTGAAAGAGAAAAATATCTTGACTATGAATTTGACAAAGCAATAATTCAACAAGTTTATATTAAAAGGAGGGCGAATTGAGAACATTTTATATAGTAATTTTATTTGTTATTATATTTGTAATGCTAATAGCTTACTTAAGAGCATATTTAGATATGAGAAAATAAATTTATATATTATAAGTAGGTGATATTTACTATTTTCGAAAAAGGAGGCAATAATTATCGTTGTAGAAAATATCAATACCAACGTTTACTTTTTCAAAACCTATCGAGATTTAAAGTTATCCCTCGAAGCCGCAAAATCCAAAATTAAAGTCTGGCAAAAGGAATTAGATACTTTAGTCTATGATAACGGCCCTAAAGATATAAAAGCTATTGATCCAAGCGAAATCAAGGCATCATATACTAGACCGCCAGTAACAGAAATCTATCAGCGAATTGCAGAGCTCTCAACTTGGATAGCAAATGAAAAAATAATCGTTAAAACCATCGAACAAGAATTGGATAAGCTAGCAGAAAAAGCCGAAGAAATGGCAAGCTTATTTGACGATGACTTGGAGCTGACGGTGTTTAATTTGAGATTTATCAAGGGCATGAAGTTAAAAGATATTGCCGATGAAACGGGGTATTCGCACATTTACATAAAGGAAATTAGCTCTGAAATTAAGCGGAAATTAACCCAAAATATAACTTCCTACCAAAAACCTACCGCTTCAAAAAGTCAAGCGTGATATAATGTAAAGTGAAAAGGTATGTGCTTTTCAAACGCGCTTTCATGCATTTGCCGATCTCCTAAATGACATCATAATTATCCTCATTCTCAAAGATACCTAAATATGCGGTGAGCTGATAGGTATTTTTTTTGTTTTCAAACCATTATTAATATAAATATTTAAAAAATATATATAGAAGGGGGTTATTATTAATAAAAGTAATATTATGAATAAAGATAAAGATATTAATAAAGCAAACAATGATAATAACACCTATTTAGAAAAGATCGTTAAGGCATCGCCTAAAACAGTTGCTAAGAATAAGATTAAGCCTAAAAAGAAAAAAAAGAAGCCGGATACTGAAACCGGTAAAAAAAAACTAACACTCAAGCAAAAACGCTTTATAGATAATTATATTATTAGTGGAAATGCAACGGACGCAGCCATTAAAGCAGGGTATTCAAAGAAAACAGCGGCACAATGCGGCGCGGACAATCTTAGAAAATTATATATTAAACAAGCAATCGATGAACAACTCAAAAAAATAGAAGATAAGAAGATAGCAACAGCAGATGAGGTATTGAAATTTATTACTTCAGTTGTTCGCGGCGAGGTCAAAGATCCTATTGTTGTAACAGAAGGCAGAGGCGACGGATACAGTCTAGCAAGAATAATCAACAAGCCCGCAGGTCTTAAAGAACGATTATCTGCGGCCAAACAACTGATGAAGCGTTACGGTCTGTTCACTGACAAGGTTGAGATTAAAGACACGACCGAAAGAATCAATCCTCAGCACGAAGAAATCCTTAACGCTATTCGTGGTCGCAAAGTTGAAGGTTTTAACGATGAGTAAGAAACTGATTATTAACGACCGTTTTCTCGATGTCATGACGATTGCTTTATCACCTAAAACCCGATTGTTGGTGGGCGAGGGTACAATACGTTCAGGCAAAACAGTCGATTTTAAAAATGCTTTTTTTGAAACTGTACAAGACAGCACGGAAACACTGCATTTGCTTGCCGCCCAAGACCTGGATGCAATTAACGATAATATTTTAACCGGACCGGACGGACTACTAGAGTTATATCCGGAATATCTAAAAATCACTAAAGACGAAATTGGTGGATACTACGTTTCATGCAAATGTGATGTGCCAAATCGTCCAAAAGAAAAGAAAATCCTTTTGGCTGGAACAACGAATGCCAGCAAATGGAAAAAAATATTAGGTAAAACATTCGGCGTCATTATGGTCGATGAAGCAAACACGGCTGATAAGCAATTTATCGATGAATGTTTTGCAAGACAAGTCAGTGCCGAAAAGCCTTTAATGCTTTGGACTTTAAATGGCGATGTGCCTACGCACTGGATTTATGAATATATCAATCGTTGTAAAATCATCGGTGAAGCGCCTGCATCAATCAGAGCTGATATGGACAAAGTGGCTAAAGAAACCGGTTGGTTTTATATGCATTTCACAATGAAGCATAATCCAATCATGACACCAGAGAAGATTGAAGCAGCATCGCGTATATATCCAATTGGCAGTTATTACTACACGATTAAAATCCTCGGCGAACGCGGCGCACCCGGTAAGCTTATTTATCTTGATTATATGAGCGAAGAATTGCTTAAACCGTTCGACCAAAAAGAATGGCATCGCTACGGAATTGGAGTCGATATTGGTTCTAAGCGAGCCAAGAACACATTTGTGTTAAAAGGCTACCGGCATAATTTTACAGAAAGCATCGTTGTCGATGCAATGGAGTTTCAAGGCTTGGGCTACAAAGAAAAGAAAGAAAAGCTCATTGCATTTTGCCAAAGCTACGCGCACTTACCGATTGAGTATATCGCCATTGATAGTGCTGAAGCAAATTTTATCCGAGATATTCAAGGTGACTTTAAGCGGTTAGGTCTTCCGCCGGTCATTGAGTCCTATAAAGCTACGATCAAAGAAAGAATCGATATGGAAATAGTTTTGTTCGCAACCAAGCGGGCATTTTTTAATTCTCAAAAACAAGGCGCAATGAGGGTTTATTCAGCATACAAAATCGCCAAATGGACTGAAGGCAAGGAAGGACAAGAACGCGAGGACAATAACGAATGGCTAAATGACCTAATGGATGGAAACGAATACGCAGACACAAGACACATGATAAAACTCATGAAAGCGTCGAAAGAGGTGATCTAAAATGGGAATTAGAGATTGGTTTAGAGAAAGGCGATTAGAGCGATTAAGGAGGGATTTACTAATGCTTCAAGAATCCGGCAAAGACAAAACACCAAACTTCAATCCGGTACACTTCAAAACATTTAGCGAGATAGCGCCGGACCTCGAATTTACCACAAGCGTACAAGAGAATCTTGCTTGGTTTATTGGTAAACCACGGTTATTAAGGCAATTTTATGGAACGCATCCAATAGTAACTGGCGATTTAAAATATTTTTGGCAAACTGCTCCAGGTGATGTTATCAAGCGACATACCGGCATTCCAAATACGGCTGCAAACAAAATGAGTGTTATTTTGTTCGGCAATGGTTTTACCTCAAGAGTCGAAATTTTTAAAACTGATGAAAACGGGAAGCCAACGAATGAGATTGATGATAAAGCATCGAAGCTAGCAACGGAGAACTTAGAAATCCTTAAAAAGAAAACTGAGCTTGTGGACCACTTGAGAAACGGTGCAGTTACTGAATCAGTTTTCGGTCATCTTTTTGGTAAGTGGAACTATGATATTGAATTATCTGAGTATCCGATATTCGAGATTGCTAGCGTGATGAATGCTGAGTTAGTTAAGACACGAGGCATCACAACTGCAATCGTTTTTAAAAACTATCACACGATAGGCGATAAACTATACGTTCACAAAGAAACGCACACCACTAACGAAAAAGGTTTCGCAATGTATATTAACAAGCTATACGCATTAGACAAATCCACCGGAAGCGAAAAAGAAGTGCCTTTAACAACAATCCCACAAACTGCAAATCTAAAGGAAGAATTTGTTTTTGAAGGTATAATCGGTATGCTTGCATTTGAAAAGCCAAATAAACTACCGAATGCGGAATTCCCTAATTGTCCGTATGGAGCGAGCGATTATGCGGGCGCACATAATATTTTCGATGCACTCGATGAAGTCTTTAGCGAAATGGTTTCAGAAATCCGGAATAATAAGCCTCGTCGCTACGTGCCAGAGAATATGATTCCAACAAATAGAAATGGCGAGAAACAACCGCTTGATCCATTCGTTACAAACTATGTTAAAGTCACCGGCGATATCGACCAAGACGCTCAAAACAAAATTGAAGTGACAGAAATCAACGATAAGCACGAATCACTACAAAAGAAATATGATACGCTTCTTACAGCTGCACTTAACAAAATGGGATTATCACCGCTAGCGATTGGCGATCCTGGAATGGTTGCAATGAACTTAGGTGACAAATCACAACAAGAAAAAAACAAGACAACACTAGAAACACGAAATCTTAAGCTTCAGTCTTGGATTCCGTTTATGGAAAAAGTTTTGTTGCAAATGCTTTCGCTTAATGCTTGGATCCAAAAACAATTTGGTGTCGAGCAAGAAGGCTTAAACAAACTCGAAATTGATTTTTCAAATTGCAATGTCGCAATTGAATTCCCAGACTATATTCAAAATTCAGATAAAGAAGTTATCGATACTTGGGGCGCAGCAAAATCAAATTATCGTGTAGCTTCAACAGAAACAGCAATTAGGTATATTCATCCGGATTGGTCCGAAACACAAATTATGGATGAAGTTAACCGCATTCGGTTTGAGGAAGGCATGAGCTTCGATAATCCTAATAATCTTCCTGAATTAACCGGCATTAGCGAAATCGAAAACGAAGAAAGTCAACAAGTCAACCCAGATGAAAACATCGACAAAAAAGTAGAAGGTGCTGGCGGTGGCAACGAACAATAATCCACCAAGACAAATTTTAAGTCCTGATGCATCAGTATCTGGACCAATGATTGTGACACTTCAGAGCGCAACAACCAAAATCAAAGAACTAATCACGCAAGCAATTTTACAAGGCGCATCGCAAGAGGAACTAACAAAGCAGCTTAATAGGGTGATTGCTGAAGCGTGTGAGAAAATTCGCGATCCAACGCTAAAGAAAGAAATCCGGAACGGCTTTGTCGTTAGTGCTAAAAAGTGGTATTATGAACTTAACCAAACCATCAAAATTGTAAACCATAATTTACGAAACGAAGTTCGAAAGACTTTGCCAGCAAACACGCTATATGCTCTTGACTTAAACGCAATCTTTAACAACTCGCCAAAGCAAATCATCGATAGTTTTAGACCTTATATGGATTTTAATTCAAAAGGAATTGCGGTAATTGAGGATTATGAAAAAAGCGTAAAGCTAGGCATTAAGGCGCTTGCTGCTGATCCACCAATTAGCACTAGGCTTACAAAAGAAGGAAAACCTGTCAAAGTGTCTTTAAGAAATCGTGTTGAAATGGCTGTTAGGTATCAAGCAAATATTGATGATTTAAGACGCTTTCAAGCAGATGGCGTTAAGCTAGTATGGACCTCAAGTCATCCGAACTGTTCCCCAAGATGCGCTCCGCATCAAGGCAAACTATATTCCCTCGACGGAACAAGCGGAACTATTAACGGCATCAGATACACACCGCTTGCGGACGTCTTAAAGCTTAACGGTGGCAATTCCATCATCAATGGCTATAACTGCAGGCATCGCTTAATCGAGTATCGACCTGGAAGCCATCCGCCGACTGATTATACCGAAGAAGAAATTAAGCGTGAATATGCAATCGACCAAAGGCAAAGACATTACGAAAACACCATCCGCAATATGAAAGCCGAAGAAAGATTGCTAAGGCAAGCAGGATTTACTAAAGAAGCGAGTGAATTACGTAAGAAGTGGCAATATTTAAACAAAAATTATGAAGCGTTCTCAATGAGAAATGGGCGGCCATTTTATAGATGGCGGACAAGAATTAGTGAGGATGAAGTTTCCAAATATCGCCTTATCATGAAAATTAAAAAATAGATCGTTAATAACAGCATTCCGAAGAGGGGTGCTTTTATTATACCCAAAATCTCGCTGGTAAGCGATAGCCTCCCAAACTTTCAAATCACGGTCGCACCGTGTAAAAAAGCGTACGAAAGGAGAAAGCAAAAATTATGGAAAAACTTATTGAATTAGTTGGCAAAGATGTGTTCGAACAACATATCAAACCGAAACTCAAAGAAGGTGCAAATTATTTTTTCGGTGAAGGCGAATTCATCCCTAAATCAAGATTTGATGAAGTGAACAACCAACTTAAGGATCATAAAAATCAAATAGCCGAACGGGATAAACAGCTTGATGAATTAAAAAAATTTGCGAAAGGCAACGAAGAACTAACTAAGAAATTTGAGGATTTACAAGCTACATACACCAAAGAAAAGCAAGAGTATGAAGCGAAAATCCAAAAGCAAGAATACGACTTCGCTTTCCAAACCGAATTATCGAAGCATAAGGCAAAAGATATCGATTTGCTTAAGGCCAAGATTGACAACACAAAAATAACTTTCAAAGATGGCAAATTCTATGGCTTAAACGAACAAATCGAGGGATTAAAGAAAACGCACGCTTATATCTTCGATGAAGCATCAAATCCAATACCGCCAAGAGGCGGCGCACCAATTATTCCAGGTGGTATTCCAACAAAACCAGGAATGGGAAATCCAGCACCGGTAGAGAATCCAAAACCGTGGAATAAGCACAAGCAAGGCATTTAAAAAATTTAATTTGAAAGGAGCTAATAAATAATGTCTGTTGTAGTTCATTCTCTAAATTATGCTGAGCAATTCAGCCCAGTATTACTCCCAATCATGATCCAAGAGGCTTTAACAAGTCCGTTCATTGTGCCTAATGTTAAATGGCTGGGCGCAAAAACATTCCATTTCACGCAAATGTCAACTTCTGGCTACAAAAACCACGCAAGAACGGGTGGATGGAATCGTGGTAAAATTACTCAACAAGACTTCGACTTCACCGTGTCTGTTTCTCGTGATATCGAATTCTTAGTTGATAAAGCTGATGTTGATGAAACAAATTACATCGCGTCTGCGCAAAATGTCGCAATGGTTTTCCAAAGAACACAAGCTGTTCCAGAAAAAGATGCGTATTTCTTCAGTAAAGTCGCAACAACAGCCAAATCTTTAGGAAGCGCATATAGTTCTTCCACCGCAATCTCTACTTATTCTGAAAGCAACGTTTTAACCAAAATCAAAAACGTAATAGCAAAAGTAAAACGTTATCGAAGAAGCCTTGTTGTTTATGTTCGTAGCGCTGTAATGGATTTGCTTGAATTATCAACTCAATTACAACGCAAGGTTGAAATGACTGTTATTCCAGATGGCGGCATCGGCATTGAAACTCGTTATACAATGATTGATGGCGTTCCTATCTTAGAAGCAATCGACGAAGACCGTTTTTATGACAAATTCAATTTCAACCCAACAAACGGTGGTTTTGAACCAATCGCTAAGGTTGAAGCGGTTTATGCAAAAACTACAGACCAGGCAATTGATGAAGAAAAAACTTATTACATTCGCTCTGGTGAGGCGGGTGCCTATGTTTATACAAAAGTTGCATCGCCAGTTGTTGGCAATATTGGATCTTATTACGAATTAACAAACACTCCAGTTGAGGGCTCTAAGAAAATCAACGTCTTAGCTGCATCAACCGAAACTGTTGTAACTGTTCCAAAAATTAGTTCGATTTATTTCTTCGCACCAGGCGCTCATACACTTGGCGACGGATGGCTATTCCAACAACGCGAAGACTATGATACGTTCATTTTCCCTAATGGAAAAGACGGTCAAATCGATTCGATCGCTGTTGATATCGACACAACCGAATATACAGAATAGTCCTAGTCTTAATTATCACTTAACTTAAAAACCCTTTTAATTTTTGTGGGGAGGATAAATACTTCCTCCCCTTATTTTTTACTAAATGGAGGTTATATATGACCGAAGAAAAAATCAAAACATTTGCAAAAGATTTTCTATTTAGAACTGGTATCGATTTAGAGAAACGTTTGCCGGCAAATGATTTAGAAACAAATAAAGTCGATGCCTTTGTTAACCGAATTGAGATGATGATTGAAGAAGAAATCATGTCGCGGAATCCAAACTATAGACGTTGGAAAGAACGAGGATTATCTGAAACGCAAGAAGATGCGATTTATAGGGCAATTCTTGAACAAGCGGCTTATGTATTTGTAGTTGGTGACTTTAATTACATATCAGGTTATGATCCTATTAGTGGCACACTTACTCCAATTGACGAATTAAGAAAACGCACCTTTAGCCCACAAGCTAAAAAAATATTAATGAATGCCGGACTCCTTTATGCCGGATTGAGAGGATGAGTCTATGTATATGAATTATCGATTCCCAGACAAAGCCTTATGGCATAAACAAGTATTAGATCCGGACCATGAAATTTTAAGGCATCACGTTAATTCTCACACTTTCAATTGCGTGGATTTATCAAGCACACTCAAAGCGGCCCCTCAACAAATCGACCAATTAACAGGAACAATACGTGCGAAGGGATTAGGGAAAAGCCTTCTTTTAAGAACTGACGATCCAAAAGCCGCGGATTTTAAAATTGAAGATACTATCTTTTTCAAAGGGCATGAGTATCATATAACCCAAGTTTATGAAGTGCGTTCAAACGCTTTTTTAGGTGCGATGGAATATGAAATCTATTGCTCATAGGCTTAAGCTTGCTTGTGATGCGCTTTGTACGATTTTAAAAGCTGAAGCACCTTACGATACCGGAAATCTTGCATTAGATGGCATTCGGGTTGTTGAAGGTGAGCCGGGATATTTTTATGTAGCAGTCGGTGGCGAAATTGCGCCTTATGCGAAATATACGCAAGAGTCTTGGGACAATTTCGAAGCGCCTTTAAAAGGAAAAAAAAACCCTAATGAAGGCTGGATTAACAGAGGAATCGAAAAAGCATTGCCGCTTATTAAGCAAATTATGGAAGGTGCAATAACGGAAGATGAAGCTAATGAATATTTAGAATCTCGAGGATACACAAGAGAACTTAAAGAAAAACAAATCAAGCGCGCTGAATACTTAGAAGCAAAAGCTAGAAAGCTTGTATCATAGGAGGAAACTATGACATTTGAACGTAATTACAAAGAGATTTTAAGAACGCAGTTAGAAGCTGTAACCAAACGTAAAGTATATGTCAGTAACGATATTCACTATCAGCCACTCAACGATGATCCAGAAGCAATAGTTATGGTAATTAATACAGGTGGAACAAGTCGTTCGTCGGTTGATGGATTTGATATGAATACATTGCCGATTAGCATTAATTTTATCTGCCAAGCAAATTATTTGCAAGAAATATTTGGCATCTTAAACCAAATCGCCAAAGAGAACAACGCAAAATATTATCAAACTGAGATTGATGGAACAACCTATTATTACCAAGTAATTTACTCAGATGCTTTTCAAATCGGTGGCGCTTATAAAGTTCATTTAGAACGTAGGACCGTCAACTGCATTACCGGAAACTGGTTATTAAATATCACCTATTCCGAAAACGCAATTATCGAGCCTTCGATATGCAAACTTAAAGTTGGATCCACAGAATATGATATTAAATATATTAATCGTTATGATATGTCTGCTACTCCAGTAACCGAATCTGTACAATATATCGATGAAGATGGTCAAGAGGAATTATTTATCGATACAGTTCTATGTTATTCTTTCGTTCTTCTTAAAGTTAATAATGATGCATTGCAAACCGAATTAAGAAAGCAAATTGCTGGAAAAATTGACTTGAATCAATCTGTTTTAACGCTTAAAATTGGTGGCGATGAAATATCAATAAAAAAATTAGTCGTTACCGAGATTTACGAAAACAAAGCCTCAGTATATAATCTTGTCTTAACCAAATCGTAGGTGATTCTATGGATACAGAATATAGAATTCCGATAAATATTGAATTAATTGCAACAGAATCGAAAGGCACACCATCACCGACTTCAAAAGCAACTCCTGCTCAAACGCAAAAGAAGCTAGCAAACGAAGCAAGTAATGAAGCAAGCGGATCTGTCAGCAAAGTTGTAGCAATTCAAGTAGGTAAACGAGCATTGCAATATGGTATTCAAAATTACGGCAATTTAACGGGTGATTACGTGGGTCAAGCAAATATAAGCGCAGGTCTTCAAGTTGCCGGACTAGTCGCAATGGCATTGCAAGGACCGGTCGGAATTGCGGCTGCTGCTGTATCTCTTGGCACTCAAGCATTAAGTTATGGTATTGATATGAACAAACGAAATCGTGAAGCGCAATTTTTGAGAGAACGCACTGGCATGATTGGAATTAGTGGGGGCAGATAACAAATGCGTAAATATTACAAATTGATAAATGGTGTTTGGGAAGAAATACAAAAAGTTCTTGCAGGCCAAGTCGAAACAGAAACAATCGATGATACGCTTGATAATGGCGTTTTAATTTACGATAACAATACAAGCGATTTAATTCCGGTCTTTACTCCGATTAAAATCGACAATCAACAGCCTATTAAAATTACAGTTACTGATGAGGTCTATTTATCCAGTGATGGTAATTTATTTTATGTTAGCGAAAGCTATGGATGGAGTAACCAATTAAATACAGCAAGTGCAGACGATTTGATCGAACTCACAAACCAAACGGATGATGCCGAAAATCAGGTATATAAAGTCATCAGCTATTCGAGTGGCATTTTAACGATGGCAAGATATTCAAATAAAGAGCGATTCTTTCTAGCAGCTGAGGAAAGAATGGAGCAACACACAAAAATATTTCCTTATGTTTTTAGGCATACACTTATCTACATCGAACCTACAAAATACTTAGAAAAAATTTTTGTATATAATCTTTGCTTGACTAACAAAACGGATACACTTAAAGCACAAATTGAAAAAGCACTTGTGAATGCAGAACTAATCGAAGTGGGACAAAACCCACGATTTAGTTTATCAAGCGAATTAATCGATTTTTTAGGAAACACACCAGGCGAGGATTTTTTCTTTGATAAAGCAACGCTTCGTGAAATACTTGATGCCATGCTTGCTGTAAAAAACGCAAGAGTTTATATTGAAAAGATTGATGACTTCAACGACATAAAAATCTCGTACGTTGATATGAACGAGGTTAAGGAAACGATTGAGTTTGCTAAAATTGCTAGTACGGAAAGAAGTAATAATGTTGAAACGTTTGCCGGAGTTATTGAAGCCAGTGGTTCGAACAGCATTATTCCTAATACCATTTTTCAAGATTGGACCGGTTTCAAAACAACAGAATCCGTATTGACAAGTGACAATATGTCTATTTCAACCGTGTTTCCAATTGAAAGGATTTTAAATTTTAAGGTTTTATGTAATATTTCTGCTGAAGATTACGATACTAGAACACTACTAGAAAACAATAATTATGAGTCTGCAATAGATATTACTGATGCAGTTTTTGATGAAGAAGCTTATAAACTATTAGATGACCGCGAACCCGATAATTGCTATGATTTTACGAAACGCAATACAATTTATTACCAAAGAAACACATCGACTATCGATGCGAACCGAGCAAAGAGTTTTCTAGGGGTAACTTACTCAACGTTTAAGCAAGCAATTAGACACGCTTATGAAAGGCAGTTAAGACCAATACATGGAGATCGGCGGTATTACATTATTATTAGCAATAATGAGTCGGACACTTTAACAAAAATTGAATATGTTCCATATATTGATACTTATACAAAAATCACAAAGCCAGGTTTATATGACAATGAACAAGCTAAATTATCGGCTATCGATAATCAATCCGAAAAAGTGATATCATCATTAAGACATGGTATTAATCTGCTTGGGAAAATCAGTCGCTTAGGCAATGATGAGTATATTGTTGATACAGTCGTTAAAGACCATGATGAAATTAAAGAGATTGGCCAAAAAACTATTGACAATTATATTATCTACAAAAAAGAAGTTGCATATCACAATAATTACGCAAAAGTCAGATATTACCTATCAAAAAACTATAACAACTTGAATGAACGAATAGCCTTAAATCGAGAAAAGCGAGTATATGACATCCCGCTTACAAGCTACCTAAACGAAATTTTGATTAAGAATTATATCTTGGTCGATTTTTTGCCAGTTAATAATAGCGGGATTGTAAAGAATTATGCTTTGAGGGCATTAATTGGCAGAACGAATAACACCGTTTCTAAGTTCGTATTTGAAACAAAAAGCGGTAGTGATACATTTGGACCATTCGAACTTGCGACTGCAAATTACACAATGGGTAACGTGATGCACTTTGTGGCCCAATGCATAGATAATTATTCTGTAGGCTATTCTATTGGTGGCCGAATAATTGGTGGTAATAAGGTAGTTTATAATCCGTATGTAGATGATAACACAGGAGAATTTGAAAGCTTTAAGTTCTTATTGACTGATTTTAGGGCAAGGGCCGATAACTTCATCGAGCAAAATAAGATACTTCCTAGAACT